GTGAGTTCCTCAATAGTCAGAATGCCGTTCAATTGGTAGCGTTCTTTCGCTTCGAGTTGATACGGCTTAATTTCTCTGTCCGTTGGTGCGAAGGAAAAAGAAGAAGCGTCGTAATCGCCCACTATCTTTCGATACGTCTTCTCCTCTCTCGTAACCGTCTTTTGCTTCTTGCCGTTAAAGCGGAGGTAATCCCACCCGCCGCGCGTATTTGCCCACGCGAGTTGTACCGCTTCATTTTTAGAATAGCGGCAATTGTTGGTGACTCGAATCTTGTTCCCGCTTTGTACTCCTCCGGAGGTCGCCGGGATTAGCTCGTAATAACTCCACCCGCCCGCTACGGCGTTGAGGGCGTTGGTTAATGGAATATAAGAAGCCGGGTAGAGATACGCATACAGTAGGGTTCCGTACCAATAGGTAGCCGCAGCTGCCCCGGGCGACTGCCCGCCCGTTTGTGCGCCGATCTGGTAATTTAAAGAGTCATCTTCTACTCCGTCGTTATCGTAAATAACGGCTATAATTTGCTCTACTTGGGAATTCGTGTCGTCGGTATTGATAAAGGCAAAAACCCCAGTATCTTCAATGCCCGCCGTTACGTGGATTATGTTGCTACTCGGTACGCGGTCCGTAAGCCAAAACTTGTCGCTTGCACTCGTCCCGTAATAGTCGCTATATCCCGGGTCTAGTCCTGCGGAGATCTGTTCGTATCCATCGAGGAGATAGTAATTGGCTGAGATGTCTTCGGCAGTGCTTTCGCTGCTTCCGTCAAAGTGCCCTATCTTAACTACGTATTTCTTTACCCCGTTATTCGCTCGCGTAAATACGTTATTGTTCAGCGAGTGGATCGTAGAAGTTAGCCCGTATTTAAATACGTCTACCTCTACCCGACCCAAAACGACTTCAGACAAGTCAAAGAAAGCGGTTTCGTTCGTGTTTGGCGTAAGGTATAGTTTGGCTATAGGGTCAACGGTGTCATTCTCGAAAACCTCTACTATAAAGCGATAATCGTCCGTAATTGTTATATCGGGAATAATTGTAAAGATCAGTTTCTGCCCTGCGGGTAACCACTGGTCCGAAGGTGAGTCGTCAATAGATGCCATTATTTCACTGTGATATTACCGAGTTTCAACTTGAACTTGTCTTTGAGGTCTTCCGCTACCGCGTCTCCGATTTGCTTATTGAAGCGACCGGAGACAGCAACGAAGGCTTTCTCATAGAACCGAAGGCCAACGATTCCCTTACGTTTTACGCTGCGAGCGATTAAGAATGCGAGCGAGTTCATGTTGCTTTGGCTTTGTTTCTTGAAGCGCCCTTTCTCATCGCGTAGGCGGATGCCCTTCGAACGAATCCACGGCAAGAATACTTTGGAAGGGGGTTGTTTGCGGAATCGAAAGAAGGGGCTTTTCTGGTTCTTCTCAGTGCCGTTCACGCCCCAATGCAAAAAGGCCGCGTATTTGTTCGCCTTGCCCCTTGCCCCAAACGTAACCTCGCGCACTTCGTTACCTCGTACACGGACGCGGTAAGACAAGGAGCGTTTGAGCGTTCCCGTAGCTACGCCGTAATTCTTGTTTTTGCCGATCCTACGCCCTCCGAGATGGCGACGGGCCGACTTCACTACCTCATCGGCGAAGCGAATTATTACCTCGTTTAAGTTCTTCATTGTGCGAGAGCGAGGAGTAAATCCAGGACGTTAATCCACCCGTCCTTGTTGAGATCCAGAAGCGCGTTATACGGTGGAGGCATGGCCCCGAAGTATTGAACAATGCCGTTAATAGTGTCGTTCATATTCCCGCCTTTTCGCTTGCCTTCTTGCAGTGGTTCGGCTCGATGCTGTCCAGGTAGTTAGTTAACCAATTACCGAGCTTCGAAAGTGTCTTTTCTCTTTGGTTGGCTCCGAGTACCGCAGAGACGGAATGAGTGCCGAAGGGAACACCTCGCTTCGTTAGAGCCGCTGTAAGGAACGAACCCGAACAAACGGATACCACCTTACTCACGGAACGAAAGAAGCCGTATATAAGCCCCCAAATCGTTCTTACGAGGTTTTGAGCGGTAAACCACAAAGAGTCGAGGACGGTAAACACAATCCCCACCGGGATCGCTACCGCTGCTAAAATGAGAAGGAGTAAAACCCTATATATCTTCTTCAGAAAACCAGCCATTGTCGATCATGTATTGTTGATCCCGAATCGTGGTGTCGCTTGGGACGATGTGTCCGAACGGGAACTTGTTATTAGTTTGAACGTATGCGGAGAGCGAATACCGTTCCTCGGATGTAAGCTCGGGAAAGCACGCCACGAGCTTCTCCAGCGTTGCAGCGGGGTGAACGTGGATAAGGTAATCGGTATTCACTTGCAGCGCGTTCTGTACGCCGTCGGGGTGGACTACGATACCGAACACGGTGGAAGCCGCTTCGCCTTCTGCCTGAATGAGTACGGGCCGCGAGATGTTGTAGAGTTCTCGCGTGATTTGGTACGCTCTTCGTTCGCTTGTCTGCGTGGCGGTTGGTAGAACTATGATGTACTGACTCATGAGTAGATGTTGTAGAAGGTGTTTATGTTGTCCTCGATGTTCGTGATATCGCTTGCGATTTGCGCCGTGCTATAAATTATTACCTCTTGAATCCTTCCGACAAAAACATAACGAGAATCACCAACTAAATCCTGCCTTTGAAAAATCCGCGCAACATTTACGCTTCCGATTGTTCCCGTATTTTCTTGTGACCCGTTGAGACGCACAGAGTCGGATGTATCTAAGTGAACGCTGGCTAAATATTGATTACTATTGTCTGCCGCCGTAGTCCCTGAAATTCCCGCGCTTCCGTCAAACACACTTATAGCCTTTCCGAATGAGGAGGAGGTTCCGCCCCCATCAATTTGTTGTGCTGAACTACCACCAATAAGAGTGGACAAAACTTTGTCCGCCGTTTTTCTATATACCATGAATGCTGAACCTACGGACGTGGATGTAAACCCAAGGCTTTGCGGCGTATCGTCGGCTTGAACCGCAGGCTTCCCGTTCTCCGTCACCACGCCCGTCGTCCCGTCGTAAATCTTCGGCATATTCGCCGTAGTCGCCTGCGCCGCCGTATTCGTGTTGCCGCTTTGGTCGTACCACTTACTCACGAACCCGTTATTCGAACCGCAATGCGCAGCAAGTGCAACCGTATCCAACTCGCCGAATACGTTCGCTCCTATATCGGCGTATGAACTCCCGTTGTACACCTCAACCAAAGCCCCTGTATACGTCGAGTCCAAAAGCCGCAATGAATAAGCAGCCGCCGCCCCTGAGTACGTGTCGAGCAGTGGCGTGTTTTGGGTGAAGTAGTCGCCTATGTTGGATTCGATGTCGGTGCGGTCGCTGGATTTGTCGGAAGTGTACAAAACAACCTCTTGCAATTGGAACATAGGTATACTAGTGTGATTCCAATAACCCAAAACGAGGTTGCTAATCGTTGCTGAAAAATCAAAGTAGACCAATGTTTGACTAATCGTATTGCTGGCAAAAGTGCTGGCTGAGTTTGTTGTGATTGTTGTTGCCCCATTGAATCCGAAAGCAACGCTAGAGACACCGGCATAAGCATTACCACTAGTGTAGGCCTGTCCGATATAGCGAGAGTTCGACGTTAGGTCTCCAAAACTCATCGCGCGTTGGTTTTGCTTTTGTACGGTAAACACATTAGCAGTTCCGCTCAATGACAATCCAGTCGTCAAGCCGCCATTACTTTGCGGCAACAGAATTACCTTCCCGTTCTCTTTCACCAACGCGCCCCCCGTGTAAATCGTCGGCTGCTTCGTCGGGTCGCTCTGCGTCGCGTCGTTACCGTTTCCGCTTTGGTCCTTCCACTCGCTTACCGTGCAGGTAGTGCCTGAACAGAAGGTTTCAATGGCTGCCTCGTCGATGTTGCCTGAACCGTCGAAGCCTATCGTAGTAGTCGTCGAATCCGATGCCCTGCGAATAACCATGCACTCCGTTACGTTGCCATTCAATCGACGGGTAGAGTACGCCGCTTCCGCTCCGCTTCCGTAGCTCTCATTCAAAAGCCCCGTAAAGGCAGGCGCTTGCGCTACTTCCTCCCACGTCATTTTGAGGCTAATCGGTACAGTGCCGCCCGTGCGCTGTTTGAGGTAAGCAAGCAAAGCCGTCTTCGCATTTGCGAATGTCGTGTTATCGGCGATGGCTGTGAACTGCGTCCAGGTCCCCGTGTCGGGATCCGCGAAGCCCGCTTCCGAATAGTAGAGTTTCCTTCGGATGTCGTAACCCGCTGCGGGGGTATCGCTCGAAGCACTCTCCGCGAGTCCGTCCCCGTCCGCTTGTGCGGAATAATAAAGTTCGATTGTCTCTGCTCCTCCCGCTCGTAGTGTCTCCGATTCCGTAGCATAGCGGTCGTGGTATTGAACATCCACGGCAATATCCGCCCATTCTACGTCGTAATCCGTCCCCGTACTTTTAACGAGGGCCTGCCCCGTCGTACCTCCTGCAATGAGAGAAACCTTCGCGTTGTTTGCTGTAATGTCGTCAGCTTGTTGGGTGGTAATACCCACCTTTGCCGTGTTCGCTGCTATTGCGTTTGCCTGGTCGGTGGTGATCGTAGTGGTGTCACCTTCTAAAGCTGTTCCTGCGGTTGTGCCGAAGCCCGGGAACGACGTCTTTGCGTTGTTCGTCGTTATATCCGAAGCTTGCTGTGCCGTAATTCCAACCTTGGCTGTATTTGCTGCGACGTCGGTGTTAGCTGATACACGCGCCTCTGTATAGTACAAATTTGTCGTGCCTTCACTCAGCGCGTCCGTAGTTGCAGGCGGTGTGGATTGCGCGGCAGGCACCCAGTACGCGCCATTCCATGAAAGTATAGTACCTGCTGCAGCACCACTTACTTGTGTATCGGTCAGATTAGCGAGCGAGTTTTCTTGGTTGTGAAATCCTCGCGGCGAAGCGTCACGATCGTAAACGATAACTTGCCCCGTAGCTAAAGGGGCTGTAAGGGTTACGTCGTCTAAATCGTCGAGCGATGAAGCTCCGCCCGTATCCAAAGTAACTACGCCGTCTCCATCGTCCGTAAGTGTGCCGTTGGTTACTTTGATTGTTCGCACCGAAAGAACGTCCGTAGATCCGTCCTGCGTCAACATTCGGAGGATGCCCCTTCGCGCGTATGCTACTTCGTCTCCGCCTTCGGGGCTTACCCCGTCGATAGGTGCGTTACAAGCGTCCCACTCGTAAGGGATCGCCACGGACAAATCCAAGAGAACGCCGGAGAGTACGTTTTTCGTCTCTTCCTCCAGGGGTGTAGTCGTGGCGTTTACTACTTCATAATCCTGAGCAAAGAGGAAGATGTTCCCGCCGTTTTTAATGTCCGCAATAATATCCTCTGCGCATTGCTCCGCATCGCTAACCACCTCCTTTTGACGGTCGGTCTTCTTCGTCTTATCGGCGGGCACGTCGAGGATATATACCTCGAGGTTATAGGTCTTCGTTCCTGCGTCGTATGTAGCCCCCGTATACACGAGATGCATAAGCGGAAACGAAGTAAACTTCGAGAGGTCTACATCATCGGGTGAGCCGAAGGAAAACGACTTCACGAAGAAGTGCGCATCCGCGAATATCTTGAACCTTTCGACTATGTTATTAAACGTGATCATGTGCGAGCTTGTCTTTTAAATAGCTGAGATGTTAGAAGACGACTTGAATAGGGAGTTCCGTAACCTTGTCCATCTTGAGG